TTCTGTGGTTCCTGGTAAATCATCTGGGTTAGCTGAAGCAAATAAATTTGTATTAGGTCCTAATTGAGCTTGTAAACCCTTAATCATTTCTTTATTTTCTATATCTCTAATTGCATTTTGAGCAAATTCAGTTTTATTTTTTATAGCAAATGGATCTTGAGCAAAAGATTTAATTTCATAACCTTTTTGAGTCATACCATTAACTACTATATCTACAAATTTAGATAAAATTGGTACTGGTTTCCAATCTAAATTTAAATAAGATAAATCTCCATTTATAGCTAATTCATCTTTATATTTTTGAACTGGTTGTTCTCCTCTAGCATATAATCTTAATCTATTAAAATTTTGAAAATTACTAATAAATCTATTTTGTCCACTAGAATTTCTAAACCACTCACCTTCAATAGCTTGAGCTACTTGTAACCCATATTCTCTAGATTTTTTCTCTTCTTCAGGTACCACCTGATCCGGAAAAGCACTATTATAGTTAATGTTAACCATCTAATTTAGTATTTTTGAATTCACTCCTTTATTATCATATTTTTTAAAACCTAAAGGTACGCTAGTTAATGTTCTTTCAGCAGTTGGTCTATATCTATTTTTATTACAAGCCATTATAGCTAAACCAGAACTTATCGAAGCATCATGCTTGGTTCTATTGTTAATATTAAATTTAGCCCAATCTTCTAAAGTTTTTTGAAAATACATATCCCCATAATTTTCTCCATTATAACCTATAAAATTTTCAATATAATCTTCTATAGCAGCAGCATGAGCTTGTTTTATATCCTCACTTGAATTAGGTATACCACCTATTTCTCTTTCTGTTATAGATAATTTATTATATATTTTATCTGGTCTATTCATAGAATATCCTCTATAACCTCTTCTTTTAAGATAATATAATAATCTAGGTTTATTATTTTCTGCAAGTAATGGCATACCATAAAAAACTAAAGCCATTAATACTTCTTCAAAAAATATTTCTGCAGTTTGTGGTCTTGCTATATATTCTAAAAAAAATGTATTAGGAGGAACATCCTCCATTGTAAATTTAGTAAGACCATGTAACGATCCTTTTGAACCTCTACCATCTACAGTTCCGGATATATCATATGGATCACAACCAAAAGATCCACAATCAATATTCCCAGGATATTTAATACCATTTTTAATTAAATATCTATTTTGTAAATTTTGTGGAGGAATCCAAGATATAAAAAATCTTCCATTATTATGAGGTATAAAAATTACTCGAGTATCTTTTACACCTCTTTCCCATTGAAAATTTCCTTGAGTTACTACATTTGTATTTTTTAAATCTTCATTATAATCAATTTGTTCATAAATTTTAGTTAAATTAAATAAAGATTCTTTAGTTTCATCTCTAAAAGCATGTTTTTCTGTCCTTGGAAATTGACGATAAAATTCATTTAAATTATCTTGATCATCTTTTAATCCTTCAACCTCATTCTCCCAGTGGGAAATGACTCCGATTTCAATCTTGGATCCATCAATCCCAGGGATCGCTTTTTGCGGAGTTTCGAATACAGGTATTCCATAAGTATCAAGGTACCCTTCGTAGTTCCATTCCATAGGTATGAACAAACTATATAATCCTGAGTTAGTCTGTCCGTTGCGGTTTCTTTTTGTAACATCTGAAGCATCATATAGTTTTTTAAAATTATTCCCACCTTTATCTAAAGCATTAGAAGTAGATCCCATCATACATCTACCTATTATCCTACTACCTAATCTTAACGTCGTTTTCGTGACCCTCCAGTTGTTGAGGATGTTATCCGGCCTCTCCCATTTACCTGATTCGTCATGCGCGAGAAGCTGTAGTTTCTCCCCATCGTAGGAGTTGTCCCCCGTGTTTTTCCAATCAATGGTCGTATCGAGCCCCTGGATGATTTTGATTTTGCTATTTTGATCGAGTTTTTTTCGTGTAAATTTTGATGCCGGTACCCTATAGGCCAATTCCGATTTGGGACGATCCATCCCGTCCTGTATGGGTTTAAAGAAGAATGGGTAATTAACCGATATTGGTACAACCTTATCTGTAAACATCTTTTTAGCATCGGCTCCAGTCTTAGATAATATTCCATATCTTGAATCGCTAGATATTGTTGCTTGATGTACCAATTCTGACGATGCCATGAACGAAAATCCAGACCGTCTATTCTTAAGGTAGCACATTCCATAACACCTGTTATCGGCTTTACACGCTTCCCAAAAAATAAAGAAAAGTCGATTGGACTCTCGAAAGTCTGGTTTCCCAACATCAATCTTGGTCCACTGCAAGTACATATAGTGAGAACCAGTAAGGTAGATAGGAATACCTTTGTTATAAAACCAAAAACCTTCTTCACGTCTTTTAAATTCTTCATCAATATAATCATACCATTTATTTTTAAAATCAAGAGAGCGGTCATTCCAATCAAATACAGTTTTAAGTCGTGATAATTCTTTTGGATAATTAAATACCTCCCAATATTGTTCGTCTTTCTTTTGTGCTCTTTTATATACTTTTTTTTCAGGTGGTAATGCAATTTTTAATCCTTGGATTTCATATATTTCCCCAATTTCTCCAGTTTTACTTATAACTACAATATCATTTTCTTTATCATAACCTGTCTTCCATTTTTTATATCTATTGTTTCTTTTTATTATATTAGATTTAATATGGTTAGGTAAAATTTTATATAAAGTTTGAGTATACATTATTTAGATCTCCCTTCTGCGAATCCTTGAAAATTATTTCCGCGTTTTTCATCTTTAATTTCTTTTAACATATTTTCTTCTTCCTCTATACGTGTTAGTATTTCAAATGCATCAAAAATAGCTAATTTTTTAGTTGCAGCCGCATTTTTTAATCTATCAGCAGATACATCATCTTCTGAATCCACTATTTTTTCTTTAGCTACTTTAATTAATTCTTCAACTGCTTTTTGCCCAGCTTGGATTATACTCCTTTTGGTTTGTTTTGTGTTCATATTTAATTACAATATCATTTGATTCCATACAATATAAAAGTTCATTATCAATAATAAATTCAAATTCTCTTAATGGTTTAAAACCTATCAGATCACTTGGATTAATATTAAGAACTTTTAATGAACTATTACCATATTTTAATATACCAGTATTCTTTATGATTTTTTTATCTTCAATAATTGGTTTTACAAAACAATAATTTTCATGTGTATTCCATTTATTATTTCTATAATACATATAAATTTGAGAGGGAGAGGCGAAATATAAATCTTCTTTAAAATATTTACTACTGTTTACCGATTTACCTTGTATGTTATAATAACGCCTAAATATATTATGATGTACTATAACTTTATCTCCTTTTTTTATAGAAGTTAAGTAATTAAGTGGTAAAGATATAATTTCTGCTTCTCTATTTATAAACTTATGATTAGATATTGTAGAATTTATAATTAATTCTTTATCTTCAATTTTAATTTTATTTTTATATCTTGCACCAATAGGTTTTATAATAAATTGATATAAACTATTCATTAATATTCTAAATCATATTCAACTGATATTGCCATATGAGAATTAAATTTTTTCCAAGGCAATACTTCATCTTCTTTTTTTATAAATATATTATAAGATTGTTCTTCTTCGTTAAATAAAATATGAGAGATAGTATGACCACCATACACTTGCTGAGATATAGCATAGTGCATAGCATCATTTTTATAATCAGATCCAATACTGATTTTTCTTATAACTTTACTACTCACTTTTTTTATTTTCGTCTTTTTTATCTTCTATCATTGTATAACTTCCATCTTCAAGACTTATGTTTATTCCACCGTATTGTTCTTCAAGTTTTGTTTTAAATTCTTCTGCATCTTGTACAATACCCGCATATTTATGTAATAAACCATGTTTTTGAGTTTCTATAAACCCAATTTCTTTAAGATATTTAGTTATATCTTCTTGTTGTTGTTTAATAGTAGATAATTGTTCAGGAGTAATTTTACCTGCAGTTACTTTATTTTTTTCATCACAAGATGAACATCCTTCTTTTTTATTTTCTTCTTTTGTCATTTGAGTTAATTTAATTTAATTAATAATTATTTAATATAATGCAATCATTTCAGATGCAGTAGTTGTTGAATCGTTAGTATATACTTTTCTTACTAACATATCTAAAGTAGTTCCAACTGGAACAGCTTTTACTAATATTGTTTGATTTGCTGGAGAGGCTGAAAACTCTAATTTTATATCACCAGCACCACCTACATATAATCCAAAACCATCATAACCAGGTTCTGCATCGTATACAGCATTAGTTCCAGCATCAGCACCCGTTGTTGGGGCTTGAAAATCAGTACCTGCTAAAGCTATTGATAATGTACCAGTTATATCAGTTTGACCAAAAGCTGTATTTAAATCTGAAGCACTAAAAACTACAGTTTGTGCTGCTATAGCCATATTTGGTCCTGCTCCTGGATTAGTTGGAGCTCCTGGAGCTGCTCCTTGATTTAAACCATCTGGTCTAGTTTGTACTACTCTTACGTTTGTAATAGATCCTGCACCATCAGTTTCAA